TAATAAGATCGTTTATTCGAGCGGGAGGATATATGTCGTCCCATAACTCGTAGGTATCGCTGGCAACACTGGCTGATATTGCGGGAGATACGGTTAACGTAGTTGAACTGGAAGTATAATCCGAAACACGGGTGACCTGTCCCGCTGTACCGTCAGCATCATTAAAAATCACCCATTTACCGATATGGTTGTCGTCTGACCCAATAAGAGAACTATCCACTATAGTTGTAGTGGACCCGCTCCCGCTAGCAGAACTTACATATACCGCGCCAAGGTTATAGCCAATGGACTGACGTAGCTCTGCCCTGGTGCGCCCATGCACGATAGCCATTGCTACACCTCATTATTAGTATTTCTTAGATCTGACTTTCTTGCCCGTACGCTTGGCGTGTGTCTTTGCCGCCTTCTTACCCTTAGTCGTGTACGGGAATTTCTTCTTTCCGACCTTTGGCATTATCGTCCTCTAGTTCCAATATTTTCTGATTCTGACCTCGTATCGTCCTAACCAACGCAGCGATCCTTACCTCCATGTTGGTTATCTGGTTCGACTTCTGTGATATTATCGCAGAGAGGTCTTCTTCTGTTATCTTGATATCTATATCGTCCATCCCTTAGCCTCCGTTACTGTAATCCGGTATAGTATATCTTACCAGTACTACTCCTTCTTCGCTTCAGCGAATTCTTCCTGATCTCGTTCAGTATTTTGCCAATCTCCTTACGCTGTTCTGGCGTAGGAGGCGGCTTATGGTTCTTCTTCCTAACCTCAGTTATCCACCTATCAACCGAACTTGAGATCATGTCCTCAAGATGAGCACGTGACGTAGACCCGTCAGCCAGTATGCAGAACTTGTGCTTCTTGTCCGTAACCGGATCATGCACCTGGAACACATGCTGCTGGATTCCCCCGCCAGTCTCTGCATTGAACCCCACGGGAGATACGGAATGACCCGTAACCCCCTGTGGAGTCCAAAGTTCAGTAGTCATTCTAGTGCAGGTTCATGAGGAACACTGTATGGAACTCGTTGTCCACGCCAGCCTTCCCATGTATCCTTGCCAGAGCAGGGGTGGTATCCGCGCCAACAGCAAGAAGCTGTCCTGCGTGGTTTGAACTTGCCCCAACTAGCGTACCAAATGCAGGAGTGCCGTCAATTTTAACAGAGGCCATACCTGCTACCTGTACCCAGCCGTAGTAATCGGCCTCTAGATCGGCGCACGTCACACCTACAAATCTTCCTGCAACGGCTGCGGGAGCAACAACGATATCCTTGTAAGGACTCTTGATAAGACCCACGGTGTCCGTGCCTGCCGTAATAGCAGTCTGGAATCCGTCGGGCTCATCTATTGTAATTGTTCCCGTTCCACTGGAACCTATAGCCGCATGAGACTTAATCTTGTACATCTCATGAGGGGTTGTAGAAGCCAGGTTAGAAAACAGGTATCCCTCTGCATAAAGGTTCTTTGCGGCAGCAGTACCCCCAAGGGTAACCCCAATAGTAAATCCACCAGCGGCACCGCTGGTTGCCACCACCAGGTCTTCGTCATGGTTTCCTGCGGGAGCCTCACTGGCTACAACCAGTCCCTCTCCTATTGCAGTACCCCCATTCTCCACGTAGCGGTATACCCTTCCGTCTGGAAGCGCCATTGTGGCACCATACACCTGTCTCTTTTTCGATGTGGTTTGCTTTTCAAACCCATATCTTCCGCTTTGAATCGCTCCAAAAGACATCTTCAAACCTCCTTAAAGGTTAAATTTACAGGTTCTATGCCCTGCGACAAGCCGATTTAGTTTTTCTGAAGTAGCCTCGGCCTATCTTTACAGCTACCCAGACTCACCTGTTGATTCATGTGACTTCACATGAACACGCAACTTTGAAAGCGCACCCGGACCAGTTAATGCGAAAAAGGACTGGCCGCATTCCTGACACATCTGTGACTCTTTGCCGATTTCTTCCTCTACCTTGCTTTCGCCAGGTTCGACATCAACACGACGGGCCGTACACCAACGACACTCACAGGTGTCGTTGGGAGGAAACGGGAGCATCCCGATCCTGCCCTTCCTGACCGCATAATCAGGGTTTCCGGGGAGACCCTTTACTGCCGTGCCAACCGGACTTACTACGTCGCCGCTCGGAGTCACCTTCTCGGTGTGCCAGTACAGGGTTACCTTGGGTTGCCATTCATCAATATGCTCCCAACTGTAACCCTGCCCAACCAACTCTTTTCTAAGGTCCGTGCGTTCTTTAGTTGTAACCATCCTCGCCTAGCCTCCTACTATGAAGTTGCAGGCGTACCGGCGTCTAACGTAAGTGCTGCACCCTTGGAGTCATCAAGCTCAAACACGCCGTAATCGGCAGTCATAACAAGCTCAGTGGCCCTAAGAGAGGCATCACGTTCGCGCTCAGTCCTTGTGTCAACAGACTTGAGTACGGCCAGTGCGCTTTTGTCAGCAATAACGCCAATTGCATCGTCAGCAGTATCTATAGTAATGTTTCCGTCCTCGAATATGGGTACTCCATTCAAGGGGCGAAGCCCGCTGAAGAAGTCACCAAGCAGGTCCTCGCTCCATCCCTTTGGAACAGGGTACGTACTAGATGCGGTTACCGCCGTATTGGCAACGTCCCATACCGCAAACGGATGGTGGTTGATATATACGTTAGAACCGAACTTATTACCCTTTGCATAAGCGACAGATGCGCTTACGTTCGCAAGGCTCATTGAGCGCCCCGCTGAACCAAGGTCGGTACCAAACCCACTGTACAGAGCAACCACATCGCCGTCTTTCTTACGCGCCATGCCGTCGCCAAGCTGCCTCCCAACAATGCTAAATACGTTCTCAGAGCTTTGCCTAACCAGCTTGTCCGTTAAAATCACCTTTGCTCCAACCTCACTAGCGGTAAGGTCAACAGTGGTCATACCAATGTCTTCCTCATCGACTATATCGACCCCGTCCTGGAGGTCGCTCATAGTCATCTGCCCAACCTTGGGAACGGTAACCTGCTTGGCTCCCTTTTCCAGGTTGAACGACTCAATTAAGGCCATCGCAGGAGCATTATGTTCCTCGGTGTACCTCGACGCCGCTATGATAATTCTCTGAGCATTTTCTAAATTGCCCGTAGTTGCCGCCTGTGGCATAACTAGACCTCCTTAGTCTTTATTTACGCTCCGCCCGCTGCTCTACGGGCCGCGGCCTGCGCGTTGGCAGACCTATCACCTGCATTATATCTATCTAGCCAGCTAGAGTCATTAGGGGCAACATCAGGAGCCCCCTGCGAGTTATCAAACTGCTGTGGAGGTACCTTTGCCTTTCGTAGCTGCGCCAGTTCGGATCTCATACCACGGTCAGAAGACAAACGCTTGGCAAGTTCCTCCATAACTTCAGGCGTCTCAGCTTGCCTGAGAGAGGCCAAATCGTTCATCTGAAGATTGTATTTCTGGGCGAAATGTTCTGCCGCAGCCATTTTCCCCATCAGATGCTGACCGTACTGATCGGCCTGCTTCATCAAGTTCTGTTGCCTCTGCTGCCCCTGCATGTACTGCTGAGAAGCCTGCTGCGCCTGTTCTGGTAAATACCCCTGCGCCTCAAGCTGCTGCTGATAACGAGTTGCCTCTTGCTGTATCTGGGCTTTCTGTCTTAATTGCTCGTACTCTGAAGCCTGCCTTCTTAATTGCTCGTACTCTAAAGACTGCCTTTGTGCGTTGTCTATCTCTTCCCTGGAAAGCTGTTGCTGCTGAGGTGCCGCCTCAGATGGCTTTGGCCCGACTTCATTCCCTGCTGGCGCAGCCTGTGTCTCGGTGGCCGCAGCCCCGGAAGTAGTAGCCTCTGCTGTACCGCTTTCTGCGGGTACAGCGTCGGCTGCGTCGGAAGCATTATTTAACGCATCTATCTCTCCCAGTATAGGATTCTCCTGTACCGGGGGAGGCGGTTCTGGTGAAGCCTCCGGTGCTGGTGGTGCCTGTACATCTTCCTGATTCTGTGTAACCATCCTAAAAACCTCCTATTGCCTAATTGACCTTTCCCAAGCTTCTTCTTCCTTAACTCTTTCTGTTACTCTTTCAAACAAAGACCTTGGTCCTGTTTCGCTGGCAGGCTTTCTCTCATAATAGTAGAGTATTATACGCTCTATCTCAGGATCCGCAATTCGCAACTGCCTTCTACCCTCAGTTACCTTTTTAAGAACCATGTTATTAAAATCAGAGGGCTCTTTTTCTATTGCTCTTGCCCTAACACGGTCTGTACGTTGAGCCTCCTTGTATTCCTCTAATTCGCTCTCCAGACCCGCTTGTTTGGCAAGAGACTCCTCTACGTTCCAGTATCCCTGTTTATCCAGATAGTCAAAGTCTCGCCTGTACTGACGCTCAAATTCAGGCAGCTCCTGGTCGCTGTAATTCATGGAGTCAATGAATCCCTGCCCATAAGTATTTCTAAGGAAATCTTTCCTCCTATCTTTTTCATCCCAGTTAACATCGCCTGTAATCGGATCGTCTATCGGAACATAAGCCCTCCCAGTCAGCCTTTCTACTTCCTTTATATATTCGTTGGATCCGTCATCTGCATAAAGAAGCTTGTTGTACCTATCTTCAGCCTGCCTGATGGGCCCTTCTCTCTCATGCTCTGAGAATATTCCTTCCTTCTCTGCCTCCAAGCGCCTGTCGTCTTTCAGAACATAGTAATCATTAAGTACTTTCTTTTTGCCTATTCTGTACATCTCTCCGGGGTGTTCATAATCCACCTCCATTGACTTTTCCCCTAACCTTTCCAGTAATCCTCCACTGCCATATACCTCTTCCTCCTTCCGTTCTTCTTTCTCATAAAACTCGGCACTGCGACGATTCCACCTCTTCCTATCTTTTTCCCATCTTTCCTCAAGAGCTGCGTACTCAGGATCTTTTCCCATCTCTCTTCGTGCCACCTTACCGAACTGCCAGTAGTCCGTGGGGGACTCCGCCAGTTCTTCAGAAGACACGGCAAGCGGCCCAGTGGTGGGGAATTCAATGCCTGTAAATTTTGCTAAATCACCATAAGAAGAACCCGGCCCCAACCCCTTTGCCCACTCCCTAATCATTTCGCTCTGCTTCTCTGTGGTACTTCCCGGCACAGTACGAAGGCCCACAAATTCTGCAGCACCAGTACCAATCTGAACGGGCAATCCAGAAGACGATGCCTCCAAAAATGACTGGACCGGAAACGGAGCCAGCCTATCCTTCAGGGATTCTAAAATAAGCGAGGGGTCCTCCGTAAACGCCTCATACGTGAACTCACGCCCCACAAAATCCTCGCCCTCAAGAGCGTCTGCAAGGGTTGCTGTCGTTATGGGCATCTTGCTGCGGGCATAATTATAAAGGGGATTATCCCTCAACTCAGCCTCTTCCCATTCACCCGGGGTGAAGGTTTTAGTAAGGAAACCAAGGGCAGACCGGTACCCTCCACCAATCCCAAAATACCCGCTACCTACCTTGACAGACATAAACTTCTTGCCCTCTGTTGGATTTAGCGAGTCCAGTATTTGCTTGTTAATCTCTTTACGGGTCTTTCCCTCGAAAGTA